GCAACCCATACGGCAGGGTTGTCAGAGGACTTTGGACGCAGAGTAAGGAATCTACTCGACACGGAGGAGTGCAAAGAGGTATTCCCAAAAACGCTTGTGGCAGACGATCAGAAGGCAGCGGGTAAATGGTCAACTTCAGCCGGGGGCCAATATTACGCCGTCGGAGTCGGTGGCGCTCTTGCCGGTCGTGGTGCTGATCTATTTGTTATTGACGATCCTCATTCAGAGCAAGACATAAAGGCCAACTCACGGGCGACGTTCGATAATGCGTGGTCGTGGTTCCAGACTGGCCCGTTACAGCGTCTGATGCCGGGAGGCGCGATCATAGTAATTATGACCCGATGGTCACTTGTGGACCTGACTGGGCGCCTGATTAACTTCCAGATTAAAAACCCCGAGGCGGATCAGTGGGAGATTGTTGAACTGCCAGCCATCCTCCACGAGGACACGGAGAGAGAAAAATCGCTTTGGCCCGACCAGTGGCCTCTGGACCAGTTAAAGCAGAAGAAAACCGCGATGGAGCCACGGTACTGGAACGCCCAGTACATGCAACAGCCCACAAGCGAAGCGGCTGCGATGGTCAAAAGAAGTGACTGGCGGATCTGGGAGCACGAAGATCCACCCCCGTGCGAGTTCATTATTCAGTCTTGGGACACGGCGCACGAGACAAAAACGACATCTGACTACTCGGCGTGTACGACGTGGGGTATCTGGTACAACGAGGAGGAGGGCAACCGACCCTCAATAATGCTGCTCGATGCGTTCAAGGATCGGATGTTGTTTCCAGAGTTAAAAGAAACCGCGCTCAAGCATTACAAAGAATGGAAGCCAGATGCGTTTCTGGTGGAGAAAAAAGCCGCAGGTGCCCCACTTATACAAGAACTGCGTAGAATGGGTATACCCGTCGATGAGTTCAGTCCATCACGGGGCAACGATAAGATTGCCCGACTTAATGCCGTGTCGGATTTATTTGCGAGCGGAGCAGTATGGGCACCAGATCGCCGATGGGCGCGAGATGTTATTGAGGAGGTAGTGGCGTTTCCGGTCGGCGAACACGACGACTTCGTGGACACCATGACGCAGGCGCTCCTGCGGTTCAGACAGGGAGGGTTCATCACGTTGCCAAACGACGAGCCAGATGAGCCGAGATTCTTTAAATCAGGCCGCAGAGCGGCGTACTACTAGGAGCCATCATGGCAGTGGACAAAGGTTTATATCAAGCACCTATTGGGATCGAGGAAGAGATTGAAGAGGTCATGGGAGAACCAGACCTTGAAATCGAGATTGAAGACCCAGAGGCCGTACGCGTCTCCATCGACGGAGAAGAGGTGCTGGAGATTGAAGAGGGTGAGAACGAGTACGACTTCTACGGCAACCTAGCCGAGGAGATGGGAGAAACCGAGCTTGAATCGCTTGGGTTTGAACTGCTCGATGACATCCGCCGCGACAAAGACTCCCGTAAAGACTGGGAGAACACGTACAAGGAAGGGTTAACCCTGCTCGGATTGAAGTACGAGGAGCGCACTGAGCCGTGGGAGGGTGCGTGTGGGGTGTTCCATCCGATGATTACCGAGGCGGTTGTGCGGTTCCAGTCCGAAACGATCATGGAGACGTTCCCAGCGCAGGGTCCGGTCAAGACAAAAATTATTGGCAAGGACACACGGGAGAAAGAAGAAGCCGCACGGCGCGTTAAAGAGGACATGAACTACGAGTTGACCGAGCGCATGCCAGAGTTTCGGTCAGAGCACGAGCGGATGTTGTGGAATTTGCCCGCTACAGGTAGTGCTTTTAAGAAAGTTTTCTACGATCCGAACCTCCAGAGGCAGGTCTCGCTGTTTATTCCAGCCGAGGACGTGATTATTTCTTACGGCGCCTCGTCGCTTGAGACCGCTGAGCGTGTCTCGCATCGGATGTACAAGACCAAGAACGAGATCCGCAAGCTTCAGGTGGCTGGGTTCTACCGAGATGTGGACATTGGCGAGCCGCAGCGCACAAAAGACGAGATCGAGGAGCGCAAAAACAAGGAGACGGGGTTCAATAGTCTGAACGACGACCGTTATGAGCTGTACGAGTGCCACGTCAACCTCGATTTGGAGGGTTACGAGGACAAAGAAGACGGCGAACCCACGGGAATTGCGATTCCGTACGTCATTACGGTGCTGGGAACCACGGGAACAGTGCTGTCTGTACGCAGAAACTTCTACGAAGACGATCCAACCAAGGCGCGGCGCGACCATTTCGTGCACTACGTCTACATTCCGGGGTTTGGCATCTATGGATTTGGGCTTTTCCACCTGATTGGTGGCTTTGCCCGGTCGGCAACCTCAATAATGAGGCAGTTGGTCGATGCCGGTACGCTCTCAAACCTCCCCGGTGGCCTAAAAGCCAGAGGACTGCGCATTAAAGGGGACGACACCCCCATCGCTCCGGGAGAGTTCAGGGACGTGGACGTCGGTTCGGGAGCTATACGCGACAACATCCTGCCCCTGCCCTACAAAGAACCCAGCGCGACGCTGTATCAACTGCTCGGTACCATCGTAGAAGAGGGTCGACGGTTTGCCGCTACGGCAGATATGAAGATTTCCGACATGTCTGCGCAGGCTCCTGTGGGTACGACGCTGGCTCTGTTGGAGCGCATGCTCAAGGTGATGAGCGCGGTTCAGGCGCGGGTCCACTACGCCTTCAAACAAGAGTTGAAACTGCTCGCGGCAATCATTCGGGACTACACCGATGACGAGTACGACTATGAGCCGACCGAGGGTGTACGTCGTGCCAAACAGAGCGACTACGACATGGTAGAGATCATCCCCGTGTCAGACCCCAATGCGGCGACCATGTCTCAGCGGGTGGTGCAGTATCAAGCAGTGATCCAGTTGTCCCAGACTGCGCCTCAGATTTACGACATGCCACAGCTCCACAGGCAGATGTTGGAGGTACTGGGGATCAAGGACGCAGCCAAGCTGGTGCCGGTCGAGGATGACGAGAAGCCAACCGATCCGGTCATGGAGAACATGAACGCGATGAACCTCAAGCCACTCAAGGCGTTCATATATCAGGACCACGAGGCTCATATTGCAGTGCACATGAACGCCATGCAGGATCCGATCATTCAGCAGATGATTGGGCAGAACCCCCAAGCCAACCAGATTGCCGCAGCACTTCAAGCGCACATTGCAGAACACGTTGGGTTCGCATACCGGCGGCGGATCGAAGAGCAGTTGGGGATTCCGTTGCCTGCTCCGGGCGAAGAGATGCCAGAAGAGTTGGAGCTTCAAGTTTCCCGTCTGGTGGCTGAAGCTTCTAAGCGGGTGCTGGCGAATAGCCAAGCAGAAGTGGCTCAGAAACAAGCCATGCAGCAGGCGCAGGATCCAATTGTGCAGATGCAACAGCAAGAACTGGCAATTAAGCAGGGTGAGTTGGCGCTCAAAGAGAGAAAGATTGCAGTTGACGCCGCCGCTAAAGCCGATGAGCTTGCGCTTCGTGAGAAAGAACTTGCCGTTAAAGCCGCGCAAGCAGCAGACACGCTCAAACAAAAGGGCGAGCTTGAGGGTATGCGCCTTGGTATTGATGTAGCTAAAACCCGCAGTCAACCACGAGGAGGTAATAACCGGTGATTCAAGCTTTCGCAGAGACCCTGCGCAAAAAGATCCGAGAGGATATGAACAACTACGCGGACGACTGCGCAGGCGGTGCGTGCCGTAGCTTTGAGGAGTACCAAAAACTCTGTGGCGTGATCCAAGGTCTGGCGCTCGCAGAGGCTCATTTACTTGACCTTGCAAAACGAGTGGAGGAGTCCAATGACTGAAGTGCTGGTCAGCATTTCAAAACGGCTTCAAGAAGAACGTCAGAAGATGATGGAAGATTTGGCTGATGGCAAAGCCAAAAAACACGCGGCATACCAATATCACTGCGGTGTTATGCGTGGGTTATTAATTGCCAACAACATTCTTGCCGAAACGGCAGAAAGGCTTGCGAAACAAAATGGATGAACAAACTCAACAGGCAACCCAGTTGCCAAAACCCACAGGCTGGAAACTCCTGTGTGCAATCCCAGAAGTAGAAGACAAATTCTCCGGTACGGATCTTTTAAAGCCGGATGCGCTTACCAAAGTTGAAGAGCACAGCACCATCGTGTTGTTTGTTATTTCGATGGGAGAAGACGCTTACAAAGACACTGCCAAGTTTCCGGCTGGGCCTTGGTGTAAGGAAGGTGACTTTGTGTTAGTTAGGGCTTACTCTGGTACTCGTTTCAAAATCCACGGACGGGAGTTTCGTCTGCTGAACGACGATCAGGTTGAAGCGGTTGTCGAAGATCCACGTGGTTACTCACGCGCATAAGGAGCACAAAATGGCTGAATCGTACAAATTCCCGGATGAGGCGGAAGAAACAGATAATTCCATCGACGTCGAAACCGACGAATCAGATATTGAACTAGAAGTTATTGATGACACGCCCCCAGAAGATCGTGGGCGTAAGCCGTTGGATCGGAACGTAGACGATCCGTCGGACGAGGAAATCGCTGAATACAGCGAAAAAGTTCAGAAACGCATGAAGGAATTGACACACGCTCGCCACGATGAGCGCCGTGCCAAGGAAGCCGCGTTGCGTGAACGGGAGGAAGCCGCCCGATTGGCTCAGCAGTTGTACGAGGAGAACAAGCGTTTGAAGGAGCAGTACAACGCTGGATCCGCTTCGTACCAAGAAGTCGTGCAATCTAAAGCCGAGATGGAGCTTCAGATGGCCCGACAGAAGCTTAAAGAAGCACAGGAAAGCTACGACACCGACCAGATTATCTCGGCACAGGAGGAATTGGCTGCGGCACGGTACCGGCTGGAATATGCAAAAACTTTTAAGCCAAGTGCTTTACAAACCCAAAATGAAGATGTATATAATCAACAAACGCCGCAAGCGCAGCCTGCCCAGCCCCAAATAACTCTCAGCGATGAGGATGTTCGGTGGCAGACCCAGAACCCTTGGTTTGGGCATGATGATGAGATGACCGCTCTTGCTTACGCGGTGCACAAGAAATTGGTCGAGTCCGGGGTGAAAGCCGGTACTGCTAACTATTACGAGCGCGTTGACGCTCGCATGCGTGAAGTGTTTCCCGATTATTTCGGCGAGACAAGGAAACAGGAACCGAAACGTCCGGCAACCGTTGTTGCTGCTCCAACCCGTACTGCTGGTAAGAAGAAGGTGTCACTTACCAAGTCCCAAGAGGCAATCGCCCGACGCTTGGGTCTTTCAAATGAACAGTATGCCCGCGAAGTCCTTAAACTTAACTCGGAGTCCTAACCATGTCTGGAAGAATTAGTCGTGACGGTGCGCAAGAGCGCACACCTAGAAACCTTCAAACACGTGAGAGCAACACTCGTGCAGTCTATGTGCCGCCGAGTTCTCTTCCGTCACCTGACCCCCAACCGGGTTGGAGCTTCCGTTGGGTTGCTACGGCAGTTTTAGGCCAAGCTACTCCACAGAATGTTTCCAAAAAGACCCGTGAAGGTTGGGAGCCGGTAAGGGCTGTTGACCACCCCGAGCTAATGCTCGCGCCTGACAAAAACGGCAATGTGGAAGTTGGTGGTTTGATGCTGTGCAAAATGCCCACTGAAAGGGTAGAAGCACGCAACAACTACTACGAATCACAAGCCAAAGCCCAAATGGAGTCTGTTGATAACAACTTCATGAGGAACAATGACCCCCGCATGCCACTGTTCAGCGAGACTAAATCCTCAACGACAAAGGGTGTGGGGTTTGGAAATGGTTCTAAATAACTTTTAAGCGAGGTAATAAAATGGCTTATCCTACCGTTCAAGCCCCTAACGGGCTTCTACCGATCAATTTGATCGGCGGTCAGGTGTTTGCTGGTGC